AACTGCAGCTGCCTTAAGTAATTTATCTAATGCTGTGCTATCTAATTGAAAACATACATCTTCTGTAGGAAGATTAATTTCTTTCTCAGGAGGTGCAACAATTACTTGTGGGTCTGCATAGAAATATTTTACTCTTCTCTTTCCTTCTTTGATTGTGATATAAGAATCGGGAGTAAAATCTAAATCAGGATCTGTATGTAAACTTAATCCATTTAGAAACTGATTAAGATCATAGATGGCAACATCACGAGGAAACTCTTCTGGAATATCTGCTTCTGCAAGAATATTTTTAGCAACAGATATTGTTCTTAACTTATTACCTTCTTTGACAAGGATTGAGTTGTTGATACCTGCAAAATTCTTGAGTACATTCAAAGTGTTGTCAGATAATTTCATAGTTCTTTCTTTTAAATTCATTATGTTTAAGGCATGTTAATGTCAATATTCCCTGTTGTCATAGGGGGTTGATTGTAGTGCTCATCAAAGTGTAATAATAGCATAGCATAATGTATGACTTTTAGCAAGTCCTTTTTATTACGACCATCTTTATTTCCATATCGACTTCCATATTTTAGTATGTTTGCCTGACAAAAACCTGATGCTAAATCTTTAGATGCCATCAAGTCAATTGTCTGGACTTTACGAAACTCATGTGAGTTGCCTGTATAATGTCCTTGATATGTTCCAGAGACATATTCTTCAATATCTTTTAGAATCTCTTCTTCATGATATTTGTAATAATGTGCACTCTTTGGTTCGTAATCTATTCTGTCTGCCATTTGATATGGGGTATAATAATGAGCATACTGGTCATCTATGTCTGACATATAATCAGCAGAGGAACTCATATAATCGACTTCATAATCAAGTCCATCATCTTCAATGGCAGTATTACCACCACCTACTACAGCTTCTCCCATCATGTGATCAAAGGCATCAGTAAATGGATTTTCTCTGTCAGGATCATTACGATTGTAATCGTACCAATATTTTGATTTATCCATAAGTAAAAAGAAAATCGTTGACTAGACTCTCTGCTTTGTCTTTTCCAAACTTACCAGACAGGTATCCTGCTACTGGGTCAAGTTTAGTCATATATGCATCAAAATCTTTATATTCACTGGTTTCAATTCCAGTGGGTTTCTCTAATTCTACCATCTCCTTGTACTTTGTCAAGTAGGTTGTGAACATTTCTAGATGTTCATCAACTTCATTAGCAGTGCATTTTGCGATGTAGATATTATCAGAGAAATGATTACCTGGTTCAAAAAAACGATAATCTCCTTCACTCTTTGGTAAACCGTCAACTGAGAAAGGATATTTTTCTTTTGGGTGTTGAAAATCAAATACTATAATTATTTTCTTTTCAAAGAATCCCATCAAGTCCATACCAAAACAAGGGAGATTACTCCCTGTCTTTGGATAGATGATATTATTGTAAATAGAAGATTTATCACTCCATATATCAACCTCTCTTGCTTTGATAAAATAATCATTTGAGTAGGTCTTGGCAATCAGGGAAGTATCTTTAGCTTCCCATCTTGCCCATGTTTCTCTATATTCTAAATCAGGAAATGTAGAGAATAGAGTGCTTCTATAATTATCCCATAGGTGTTTCATCCTTTGTTACGTCAAGTTCTTTTGTGATTTCAAAGTCTGCATCTACTTTATCATATAACTCCAAGAATGATTGCTTGGTCTCATCATCAAATCTGTTGATACAAACCTTGATTGCATTCTCTTTGTTCTTAAATATAGCATACGCACGAAGTATGTGCACAAGTCTACGAGTGGAGATAATCTCTTCGATACCACCATCATAGAATGTTTTACGAATGATGTCTGCCCAATCTACAAGTCTCTTGCAGAAGTCAGAGTCATTTACACCAAGTGATGCTGCAATATTATTAAGTATCTTAATCTCATGTGCAGGAGCGGGATATGCTTGCTCAAAGGTTACAGGAAATCTCTCTAGGAATGCTTCATTCAATACGTTAGTACCGATAAAACGTCCATCGTCAGAACCTTTACCTTTTGTGTTTGCTGTTGCAACAACGTTGAAACCTGCTTTTGGTTGAACAAACTTACCAATCTTCTTAAGGAATAAACCTTTACCTTCAAGAACTGGTTGTAGACAAAGTATCTTGTTAGATGCTAGGTCAATCTCATCTAGAAGTAGGATAGCTCCCCTTTGAAGAGCTTCGACCACAGGTCCGTTGTGCCAAACAGTATTACCATTAACAAGACGGAACCCACCAATAAGATCATCTTCGTCTGTTTCGATGGTGATGTTGACACGGATTAACTCCCTTCCTAGTTGTGCACAAACTTGTTCGATACCGAATGTCTTACCATTACCTGATAGACCTGTAACAAAGGTAGGATAGAATAACTTAGATGCAATAATCTTTTTAATATCTGGAAAGTTTCCAAACTTAACAAATGTAGCATCTTTCTCAGGAACTAAGTTTTGTTCTACTTGTGGAAGAACTGAAGGAGAGTTGAAAGACTTCTCAATGTTTTCAACTGCTGCTGTGGTTACTTCTAGGTTCCACTTACCTTTTGCTGTTTTAAAATTCTTTAATCTTTTAGTTACTGTTGCATATGCAATATCATTCATAGCACAGAATGCTTTGATTTCAGTAGCAGTAAACTCAGAACCGAAAGATGCTTTCAATTTTGAAACGATTTCTTCGGTAGTCATTTTAATTGTGAATGGTACGTAAGTCATGATGTGGTGATTTATTTATATACTAATAATAGCATTAAAAAAGGGGGTTGTAACCCCCTAGTGGACACTTTGTTGATTGTCACGCAACCAACTCTATAAACTCTCCAAGAATCTTTTTGTTCATCTTTTTGCCCTTAAGACTCTTATTGAATGCTTTCTTGATCTGTGCTTTTGTAGCATCTTCTTTGACTTCAAACTCAGTATCATTACCAAGTGAAGTTGAGGACAATCCAAAGTATACATGATATCCAGAAGTCTTAAGAGAGATTGATTTATGCTTTCTCCAGTGATTAAGTGATTTTTCATATTCATGACTCTCAGTATATTTTTGAATGAATGAACTTGCCCAACCATTTGGCATAAGACGAATACCTATGAAGTTTGTATCTGGAAAACTTTGACGTAAATCTTCAAGAAAAACATCAGTGGCATCTCCATAATATCCCATGTTTTTAAGACCATAAACATAACCTGTTTTACGATTACGAATATAGCAACTATCATTAAGATATGCTGAACCCATGTATGCTCCTTCGTCCCAATCTCTTTCTATCTCACGATTGAATCTGATTGATTGAGATTCTCCATCAGTTAGAACAACACACTGCACTTTTTGTAAGTCATTCTCCTTACGAAACTGAGGTAGTATCTGATGTAAACATATAAGTGCTTCATTTAATGGTGTTCCTGATAATGACATACCAAGAGGACAACGATAGTATGCACCACGACGATCATATATGAATGCAAGTCTGAAAACATTTCTCATCTGCTCATTCATATCCTTTGCTCTTACTTTACTTGTAAGTAAATTAAGTAGTGCAAAGTTACCGTCCATGTGCATCTTAAGATTCTCTTGCTCTATCTCATGACGATGAGGATTTGGATATGAATTTGTAAATGCATAGACATCAAATGGTATGTTGACTTTCTTACAGAACCATACAAGATTGAATAGTTGTTTGATAGTGTCCATCATTACATTTTGCATTGAACCTGACCAATCAAGTATGAATATCAATCCATGATTCTTACCATCTGGAACTACTGAGACTTTTTTGAACAAGTCTTCATTAAATTTGTAAGTGTGTAATACAGCTGTATCGAGAATACCAGTGCGACTAGTAGTAGCACGGGCGTAAGCTGCAGCAGATTTTTTACACTCGAATTCTTTGACAAGATAGTTTACCTCCTTTTGTGCGTCTTTTTTGAACTTATTGAACTCTGCATCTGCATGTACAAATAAGTTAAATGGGTCATATGGATAAGAATGAAGACCAGTTAATATATCTTCTTTTGGTTTAGTTTTGTAATCAGGATTTCTTGCGATATAATCTTTTGTAGCATTGTTTTGCTCATCTGTCCACTCTGCTATCATATCATCATGAATCTTTTGATTGTCAATGATAAAGTGTTTAAGATTTACCTTTGGTAATTCAACATAGTATGTTTGCTCAGAAGTTGGATTAGATAACTCTTTAAGAGAATCAGTAAACATTTCATCTGTCTGTGCTTCAATCTCACCAGATTCTTCTCCACCTTGAATATTAGCAGTAGTATTAGAACCACCAGAGTTTGATGATTGTGTGACTTGCATCTCTTGCTCTTCACCATCTTCACCACCATCTCCATCTTCTTCCATAGATGGTTCACCAGAATTAGATTGTCCTGACATTGTGTTATTATCAAGTGAACCTTCTGTCTCTGTATCTGCTTTCATTTGCTCTGCTTCTTGTCTTTGCTTTTCTGCTTCTGCTTTACAGTATTCAAAGATTAACTTAGCAACTTCTAATACATCATCAAATGTCTCTGTCAATCCAGTGCGGTTCATTAAGAATGTCTCTTCATTATTGAAGAAAGGAATATCAACGAAGTTACCAACCTTATAGTATAAATTGATTCTGTCAGCAAGATTGAATTTAGTAAGGTCTTTGCCCTCTAACTGAAAGAAATCGTCTTCTGATAGACTAGAGTAACCTCTGAAGAAAGTCTTAGATAGACCTGCATATCTTCTCTTCATTAACTTCTCAATACGTGCATCCTCTACAATGTTTACAATTGATGCAGCTATCTCATTATTAATCCACCACTCAACATCA